GGCCTAACAGGCGGGTCAACCGGACCCGCTACGGCCTTCGGCCTACGCAGGCCGGTTACCCTTTTCGTTAGGGCGCATCAGCCCACCCAGCGCCACTTGCCGCCCACAAGGTCATCACCTACGGGCTGCGCAGTACGGCCGGGCCGGTTGTGCCACATCGCGGCGCTTCCGCCCGCGTACTCTTTGTCGAGCCTGAATCCAGCGGCTCGCAAGCTGGCGCCGCCTTCGCCTGGCAGCGTGTACGTGTAAATCGGCTCATGCCCAAGGGCACGCGCAGCGCGGCGGGCGGCTCCGTAGAGCATGCTGCATGCGTTGCGCGTGCCATCGGTGCACAGGCGGGTCACTTCGGCGGCCTTACCGTTGTCCAGGCGCGGGGCTACGGGTCGGCCAACAATCGCCACGCCCACCAGCGCCCAGGCTTCGCCGTCTGCTGTCCGCGTGCAGGCTTCCACGCCTACAGCGAACTTGTGGCCCACCACAGGCCGGCTGTGTCGGTGCCGCAGGCGCACAAACTCGTTTGCGGTTTTCAGGTCGCACGGCACCACGCGCAGCAGTGGCGCGCCACCGTCCGCACGCTTCGGAACCGGCGCCCTAACCCCTCGCTCAACCTGAGCCCCAACGGCATCAGGCAGCGTCTCGTTTGTCAGCATGGTCACGCCGTTGGGTCCAGGTTAGCTCGAACGTTAGGCCCCAGGCGCGGGGTGCGCCGCCCTGAATGCCTCGTGCTCGGCCATCTCGCGGTTGAACATGCACTGCGCGCCGCCTTCGGCCTTTGCCGCCCGCAGGTCGGGCAGGTGACCCGGGCCTTCCAGCGTGTTCTCAATCCACGTCATGCCTGCGTCGCTGCCGTTCAACTTCGCATCCACGTAGGCAGCGCGCATCGCCAGCGTCTGCGTATGCACGATGTCGCCGAACATGATCGCGCGGCGCTCGCTCTTGTTGGCCTCGCGGTGCAGCCGCGCCACCTCGCTGCGGATTCGCGGCACGTCCAGCTTGGTGCCTTCCAGCACATCGAAGATGAACTTCCAGTCGTCTTGCGTCAGCGGCTGGTGCATCTGGGTCACGTTGTCGGTCATCGTCTTTCTTTCGCTTCGTTCAACATGGGGCCTAACACTTCGCTCGAACCGAGCCCCAACGGCGGGCAACAGTCAAGCATTCCTTGTCAGTTCGTTGGCGCCGTTGGGTCCGGTTCAGCTCGGGCGTTAGGCCCGTACCCCGTACTCGACATAGAGCTTCAGGCGGTCCAGTTCCAGCGCGTCGTCCATGTCCACGCACACGCGCGAGTCCAACTTGACGTAAGCCCACGTCACCATCCGGCGCAGCGCGTCGCGCTCCTGCACCAGATCCAGCCGCGCGGCAGTGGACGCCTTCCACGCAGCGGCCCACATACTGGCGTCTGGCGCATAGGCCGGGTCTGTCCAGCACGCCGCGCCCATGTGGGTATCGAATGCCTCGCTCATCCCTGGGAACGGGCCTGCATCCACTATGGCGCGCACGCGGGCTGCCTTTGGCGTTTCTGGAGCACCACACCGAGGCCCCGTCTTTGGCTCGCGGCTCATCATCTCGTCGAAGTCACGGCTTGCGGCGCAGGCGATCCAGCCTTGCCATGCGGCAGCCACCTTCATGCCGCGCTCAACCATTCCAACGTTTTCGTCAAATGGCGTCTCAGTGGCAATCCAGTGCGAGAAATGCTCGTTCTCTTGTTCCATGGTCCGGTGAGTGAGTTTTTCGGTCATTTTGTCAACCTCGGTTTGCGGCGTTTCCAGCGTTTTGTCAACCATGGGGCCTAACTCGTCGCACAAGCCGACCTTCGGCGGCTTAGCTCAAGCGTTAGGGCGCACGCGGCTGGCGCAGCTTGTGCGCCTTCAGCAGTGCGGCTTCGATCAACTCTGCGGGCGTCTCGGCCTGTTCTGCCATCCACTGCACCAGCCATTCAGGCAAGCGCAGCGGCACGTTTACCCGGCGCAGGCCGGGCGGTGCTGGCGGTCTGCCACCTTTGCTCTTGTCGTTGCTCATGTAAACGTACTCTCCAATTCGCGGGTCCAGTGCAATGCCGCCAAAGCCTTCATGGGTGAGGGCCATCAAGCCAGAGGGTTGTGCAGGTGTTCCAGTCAAAGCCGTTCCATGTTGTGTGCCTTACCTTTCCGCATCTGCACCGCTGCTCGAAAGCAATGCCGTATCGGTTCCACTTCAGCGGCTCCCACTTGTGCCGGTGCAGCAGAGCAAGCAGGCGCCTAAAAGGGCTTCCGCCCCGGCGCTCAGTCGCGCCCGACATAAAGGGCCTCAAGGGTTTTGTCGGCCTGGGGCCGCTGAGCCCATAGCACGTCCATGCGTGCAAAGGCCAGGGCTTGGGTGCCGTAGCCGATGCCAGCCTCAGCCACGCCGTCAACAGTGACGACCCAGCGGTTTTGGTTGTTGACGACGATGGTGCGGGTGTTGAGTTGCATTTTGTTTGCTCCTGGTTGCGTGTTGCGATGTGGTTACTGTAGCACGGCTACCGCCATCGTCAACAACTATTTTGTAACACGCAAACATGGTCACGCTTCGGCACCAGCGCCCTAACCGTTCGCTCAAGCGGACGCATAGCGCCGCTTAGCTGGGGGGTTAGGCCCCGCGAATCTGCGCCGCCAGTTCGCGCAGCATCGTCAAGCCTTCTTCGCCGCCGATCACTTCCCATGCCTCGGTGCCGGGCGGCAAATCCACGATCTTTGCGCACCGCTCTCGCTCGAATTCGACGGCCCCCCATGTGTAAAGCGGCACGGCCGTAGCCTCCGGGTCGCTCTTGCGCCACGCGCACGCCAGTTCGTCGGCCACGTCGGCGCGCACCACCAGCTTCTGCATGCGGCCAAAGGCCACCACCGCCCACGCGACGGGGCCTAACCCGTCAGTCAACCGGACCTTGGCCGGCGTTGCTTGGTCAGTCATCGTTGCTCCTGTTGCGGCCAAGGCCGGTTACTTCTGCGTTAGGCCGCAACATCCAGACCCAGGCGCACAGAGTCCTCAAGAACAGCGGCCACGCAAGCGTCTTCGCAGTGTCGCGCTATGAGGCGCTGGAATCTCTCACGTTCAGCGGCCATCGTCAGCGCCACCAGCTTCGTCAGGGCGCCGCTTGGCAGGTACTGGTTGCCATACCACGTATCAATGCCGTCATCGCCTGGGCCTGCCGGGTCGCCGTTCACCCCCGCTGCGCGAGCAAGGCGCACCACCGTTTCGCGCGTGGGGCCTAACTCCTCGCTCAACCGGAGAGCCAACGGCTCGGCGGCGGGCGTAGGGCTGTGGGTGTCGGTTGCTTTCGTGGTCATCGCGTTGTCTCCCGGTTAGCTCGAACGTTAGGGCGCTACCGCCCACCGGCCATTCTTTTCGGCCACGAGGTAATACTTGTCCCCGACGTGCCAATCACGGCCTACCGGATCGTTCGCTGTGAACTCCCGCGCTTCTTTGCGCGTCTTCACAGTGCGAGGCGGAATCTCGTTTTCCTTCATCTTCGCAACCATCTTGCGAAGCATCGCCAGAGTAATGGTGGTGCTCATACATTTCCTCGTTTACCAACCAGCGCCATAACCCGCAATTCAAGCCGACGCCTGACGGCGCGGCTTAATTGCAACGTTAGGCGTCAAAAGGCACGGCCACAGCTTCACTGCATCCCTCAGCTACGACATAGGCGGTAGCGCACCACATCCCGGCGTCCAGCGATTCATCGAACCTGTGCAGAACGTTTATCGGGTGCTTGCGGTCAAATCCCTGGCACTGCGGCTCAGAGTCTTGCCACGGCACAGACACCACCAGACACATCGACGCAGCGCGGCCAATCACGTAGGCGCGCGGGTGAATGTGGCGCACCTCCTGCGCTTCACCGCCATTCTTCTTGCACCACACCCGCACCGCTGCTTCTGCGGCCTTCTTCAATTTGCTCGCCATCTTTGCTTCCTTTGTTCGTCACCACGCCTAACCACGCTGTTCAAGCCGAGGCCGGACGGCCCGGCTTAACGCGGTCGTTACGCATCCGCATACACCACTACCCCGCGATCCGCCGCAGTGGCCCACAAGAACTCCAGAAAATCGCTGAACTCGCGCCGGCCCATCTTGCTTGTCCGCAGGCCCAGCATCACGACGCCCCCTGCCAGGCCCATCGCCAGGCGCACTTGCTCGCCCTTAAACGCGGCTGTCAGTACATCCTTCCATTCCTCCGGCGTCATGGTCACGGCCTTGCCGTTGACGGGCCATTGAAGCTGCTCGCTGAACGCCTGCAAGATCGGCCACATCGCGGCATTTGCCTCAAGGCTGCGCGTCGGCTCTTTGACCGTCACCACCCAGCCCGCAGGAGCCTCGGCAACCGCCGCAACGGCACGGCGCCGGGCGAGATCGTGCGAAAGCTGAAACCTCACGATTCCTGGCCCGCAGAGTTGCCGATCAGGCGCTGGCCCATCCCAACGACACGGCCAAAACTGTGCGCGCGGCCTTCTGTCTGAAGAGCCAACTTTGCGGCATTGATCTCGGTCTGCACGTTGTCGTTCAGGACCTTCATGTTGGCGGCAATCGCCATGCCTGTCGTCGCCGGCATGGTGCCATTGCGCAACTGAACGATGGTGTCAATGATGATGCGGCGCGCATCGCCAAAGGTCATCAGTTGGTTAGAGTCCATATGTACGCATCCTCTTTGCGGTGATGTTGAGAATCAAGAGTTCGGCTTTCCCAGAGTTGGTAAAGCCTTTTGGTAGCCTCTTCATGAATTCGTTTTTTGCCCAACCGTCGCCAAGCTCGCCCGATGTGAATGGGGCTTCACCCAGCAAGACGCCGACTTCATCCCAGCCTTGACGGCCACGCAGGCACCACTTCAATGCAAGGTCATAAATCCACTGCGCTTGATCAGCGCTTTCAAATTCTGCAATGTCGTATTGGCGGCTTACGTGGTTATCACAGATGCTACGGACCATGTAAGGCGGGACCCATTGGTCTCGGCTGCGTTCAATGATTTCAGCCCGAGCCAACTTGTATGCCTTGCGTGCGATTTCACGGCCTGGGTTGTAAGAGTCTTTGTTCCTTGCGTAGTGCGAACGCTGCACCGCGCGTCTGGATTCAATGTCTTTGTACGGCATATCAGGCCCGCACCAGACCCTTACGCGCCAGCTCGCGCAGCGTCATCAGAATCGCGGTATCCATCGCCTCGCGCCTCTCTTGCCGGCTCATCTCGCGGCCTTGGTCGATCTCGGTATGGCACGCCACGCACAGGGCTGCGGTCCACATATCGTCTGTCTTGGCGCCCATGCCCTTGCCCTGGTTGCGGTGTGCGGCCTGGGTGTTGCCTTCGCGGAAACACCGCATGCACGGCAGCGATGCCACTGCACGCCTCCAAGGCTCTGATTCCCAGCGCGGTTGCTTGAGCAGGTTCACTTGATCGCCAGCCTGTAGCCGGTCACCAGCGACACGCCAGCCACCTCGCGGCCACCAGCCAGCGCAGCCTTGAGCGCGGTCTTGTCGGGCTCTGTCGTGGTCTTCACGCGCAGGAACTCGGCAGGCAACTCGGCGCCGTCGCTGATCTGCACGCTGGCCGGCGTCTTTGCCACTTTGGCGGCCCATTCGTCGGTCTGCACTTCAGCAGTGCCGGTGTCTTGCATGTGCTGCAGGACATAAGCGCGCAGGGTGGCTGTGCGGGTGCTGAGTGTCTTGGCACGGTCTGCCATGCGCTTCGCGGCCTGGGCGGCGCCGTCTGCCAGGATGTCCAGCTCCAGCGAATAGGCGATGCAGGCGCGCAGCTTGTCGTGCAGATCACCTTGCAGGCTTTCGACGGTATCCGCAACCGCTTCGGGCGGCGCGTCAATGTCAGCCAGAACCGCCAGGGCTTGCCGGTACTCGGCTGCGATTTCGTAGAGAGCGGTCATGCTGCTGCGTCCTTCGGCCATGCTGCCGTAAGTTTGTCTTGTGTCTGCGTGTCCAGCTCGGCCCACACGGCATCCAGCACAGGCACATCCCATCCGGCCATTGCAAGCGCGGCGCCAACAGCATCGCCAGCAGCAACGCCGACAGCAATGCGCCGGGCGCGGGCCTTCGGGCTCATGTCCTGCGGGCCACCGTTGGCCGGGTTCGTGCTGGGCGCAACTTCGTGCGTGCTGAAGTCGGCGTCGTTGTCGGCCGTGGCCTCAGTCGGGATGCAGAACACCAGCAGAGCAAGATACTTGTAGGCCGCGCTCATGGCCTTGTTTGTGGCCTTGTCGGCGCTGTCCATGGCTTCACCGTAGGTGCAGACCGTGTGCTTGCTGCCGTCTTCAGTGCTGACCAGATCGAACTCGACCTTGCATGTCACGTAAAACAGCGCGCCGCCCTTGGCTGTGGTGCGTTCCACAGTTTCACGCCCAACGCAGCGCGGCAGGATCACAAGACCAGCCTCAACCAGCGCGGTAGACAGCGCGTTAAGCACGTCGTCAATGCCGCGAAAGTTGTAGCCCTGTTGTGTGTTCTTGCGGCCCTTGCTGATGCCTTGGAGGCTCATGGCTGCGCTCACGGCGCCGATTGCTTGGTAAACCTTCATGTTGTCCTCAGAATTCCGCAGGCTGTGCGGCCTGCTGTGATGCGATGCGGAAGGCGCGGCGTGCGCTCATGCCTTCGGCGCGATAGATGCGGTACAGAGCCCGCTGGAGTGCGCGGCGGCTCACGATGCAACCTTCCAAACCTGCATCGCAAAGGCCGCGATTTCGCTGGCGTAGATGGCGACAAGTGCGCCGCTCATCACGCCGCCGAAAACGACGCCCACGGGCAGCCACCACACGATGGTGGCCTTGATGCCTTTGGGGCTATCGTCGGCGCCCAACTCGGTGCAGCACTCGGCGGCCTGCGGATAGCGGCCCTGGGCATCGCAGCCTCGCGGGATGTAGGCGCGGCGGTCCAGCTCGGATTCAGACAGCGGGCCGTGGACGATGGCGGGCGAATTGAGGTTTTGCATGGTCAGTTTCCAAACGCGCCAGCACTCAGCGCAAGAATGATGACGATGAAGGCGCACACGAACAGCCGTTCAACGGCTTCGGCGCGGGCTCTGTCGCGGGGGCTCATAGCTTCACCATCGCAGCAGCAGCACGCACGATTGCGCGGCGTGTGGCTGCGTATGGGTCGGCGGATTTGGCTGTCGAGCCTTCGCCAAACGAACCGTTTCTCTTCGTCACTGCAAGACCTGGGCTTACTCGAAAGTCCAGCGTCACCGCCAGCCGCAGCGCATCCCCGTCATCCTCAAGCGGGTTCCACGCCTCGTTGTATGGGCTGCCTGAGTAGCACAAGCAGTCAACACCTTTGCGCCAGTCAACGGCGATTCCTGCTGCCTTGGCGGCAAACTCCAGCAGTTCGCGGTCTGTGCTCATGCCGTCACCTCAAACCACTCGGGGAATTCCGACTTCAGGAACTGGAAGGCATCGGACTCGGGCATGTAGGCCAGCATGTCAACCACTGCGGCCCTGATCTGCTTGTCCGTCATGTTCAATTCCACAGCCACGGCGCGGGTGCCGGCGCTGCCCAACGGCATCACGCTCGCAATGTCCTGGCCTTCGATGTAGACGGGGCGCATCAGAAGCTCTCCCGCATGGCAGCGTGCTGTGCCTCGGCGCGGTCGGCTTCGTCGCACTCGCGCAGGAACTCCAGATGCGCCACACCGGCCTGCTGCCAGCGGTCCTGCACTTCCTGGATGAACTGGTCGGCATCAACCCACACGCCATTGATGAGCGCGCACAGCGGGGTGATGCTCTCGTCGTAGTGCGGTTCATTCCAGCCGTCGCCGGATTCGCCTTCGTGCTCGAATTCCACGATCACGTTCGCGTCGCCCAGGAACGACTCAGCGTGAAGGCAGCCCTCTTGTGGCGTCAGGTTGTGGCCTTCGATGGTCGCCAGATCGGCAGCGAAGCCGGCGGCGGCGATGCGCAGGGCGCCTTCGGGCAGCTCGCGCAGCCAGGATGCCCAGCGTGCCGGGTTCTGCGGGCGCTTGGCAAGGCGCGCGGCTTCATCGGCCATGGCGCTGTAGTGGGTCAGCGCGTGCGCTGCTGTGGGCAGCGGGGTGACGTTTGCGGGGAAGTTCATCTTCTGCTCCTCACCGCGTGATCTGCAGTGTGGAGTGAATCCTACCGAATGCGGTACGGTGCGTCAACCGAATCCGGTAGGCCCGTTACAATTTAGTACGGCACCCCAAAAGGTGTCATTGAACGGGTCAGTGGTCTGTGTTCTTGAAGACCTTGGCGGCCTGCAGCATGCGCTGATAGAAGGCGCGCTCGTCTTCGCTCATGGGCAGCAATGTCGGCGGGTTCTTGGGATCGAAGCCCGGCACGAGCAATTGCCAAGGTGCGATACCGAACACACGGGCGATCTTGTCCAGCAGCTCCAGGCCGACGCTGGTGGTCTGCTGCTTAAGCCTCGTGGCTGACCCTGGCCCTATATCAGCTTCGCGCGCCAGGCGCGTCAGGTTTTCCCCGCGCCAATGGTGCTGCATCAAGGCGGCCACACTTGACCAAAGGACTTGACGGCTGTCGATTTCATTCATGGTTGCAGCGTAGTCACACCGATTCGCGGGTGCCTGACACGCTCCACCGTAAGCGGTTGACGCATCCCACCGAATACGGTAGGCTTCAGCCATGAACAACACCATCCCGAGCGCCGCAGACATTGCCGCGCAGTTGGCCCCACTCAAGGCGCCGCAGATACAGCGGCTGTCTGAGCTGTCCGGTGTGCCGTTCCACACGCTCTTGAAGATCAAGAGCAAGGAAACGGGGAATCCCCGGCTGGACACGGTGCGCCAGTTCGCCCCGTTCATCAGTGAAGCGGCTGGCGCTTGACCCATGGTTCTTCATCGCTCGCAACGGACGCCCGCCTACCGGGTGCTGCGTGGCCCCTCCTCCACATTGCAGCGCGAGCTTGCGCCCAGGTCGGCGTGTGTCGGCCTGGGCCTTTTTTTGGGTCACAGCTTCACCCCTTCGCTGATCAGCCGCGCAAGTCGCGCCAGCAGCTCGGCCACCTTGGCCTGAGCCCACACACCAATTTTTGACGGGTCGTATTCCATGCCCACAACTATCGACCGCGACACCTCTCAACCACGCACAACTTCATTGCGCGGGGTTGTGCAGCTCGGCCTTCCCACGGTAGTGACGCCCGAGGAAGTGGCCCGCGAGAAGTCGCTGGGTGGCGCCATTGACCTTTGCGTGAAGGTGGCTGGTTTCGATCTGGACAAGCAACTGACAGCCGCTCTGCACTTCGACAAGGCTCAGTTTTCGCGCTGGGTGAGCGGTCAGGAAGGCGTGACATGGACGAAGCTCAAGATGGTCATGCAGCACTGCGGGAACGACGCCCCGGTGTTGTGGATGGCCCATGACGCGGGTTACGGCCTGCACGCCATGCGCAAGCGCGAGACGGAGTTGCAGCAGGAGCTTCGACACGCCCGCGAGGAAAACGCGGCCCTTCGCCGGGTGTTGATGGGTGCGTCTTCATGAGCGTCTACACCTCGCCCGTTGACGTTTCCATGAAGCGCAGCCCTAGCGGCGGCGGCCTGCAGATCACCCTGAGCTTTCTCAAGTGCGGCCACAAGGGCGCGCGTGCCGGCGCTCAGATGCGCGGTCACATGCCTTGGCGCTGCGCGTCTTGCGTGAAGAAGGAGGCGGCAAGTGCTACAGCTTGAAATCCCGCTTGCCCGCGCATCCGACCCGGCGACAAGCCATGCCGCAGCCGACAGCGCGCGTGAACTGCAGGCACGGCACCACAGGATCATCCTGGCCGCGCTTGAGGCGCACGGGGCTGCGGGCAAGGATCGGCTGGCGGTTCTGACCTCGCTCACGGGCGTGCAAGTGTGCCGGCGCCTGGTGGAGCTGGAGCGCATGGGCCGGGCAAAGCCCACAGGCCGCACCGTGACCAGCACGGCAGGGCGCCAAGAGCGTGAATGGGCGGTTGCGTGACAAGACCGGCACCGTACCCAGCAGACACCCGCGCCAAGGGGTGGCGATTTGAGCTTGACTATGAACGCATCGTTCAATCAAGCACATGGGCCCTGGCTGGCCCCGAGGCGCGTCCCTGGCTGCTGATGATGTGGCTGACCTCATGGCAGCAATTGCCGTGCGGGAGCCTGCCGAATGACGAGGCGGTGATGGCCGCAATGATCGGCGCCCCCGCGAAGGTCTGGGCAAAGCACCGCGCAGTCCTGATGCGTGGTTGGACTGTCGCTGATGACGGGCTGCTCTATCACCCGACCATCTGCGCTCGCGTGCTGGAAATGCTGGACTACCGCAAGAAGAACGCGGAACGCGTTGCCAAGTTCAAGGCAGCAAAGCGTGAAGAACGCGCCGGTAATGCATTACCAACACAGCAGCAACCTGTGAGGAACGGCACCGGAACCGGAACCGGAACCGGAAGAGATATACCTGTGGAACACCACGACGCGGGCGGGGGCGCGGAAGACGACGCCTGGATTGTCGGCAATGCAAAGCCGACAGAGGCCGGGGCGTTGTGCCGAACGCTGCGGCAAGCCGGCATCGCTGACGTGAACCCCGGCCACCCCCGGTTGCTGGCCTTGCTGGATGCCGGCGCGCAGCCTGTGGAGTTTTCCGGGTTCGTGCCGCAAGCGCTGGAAAAGGCGCCCGGCAACCCGTTCGCCTACCTCCTGGGCGTTGTCGAGGGTGAGCGCACCAGGGCTGCATCGGCTTCAGGACGGATTCATCGCGGCCATTTGCCGAACAAGCAAGAGGCCATTGAGCAACGCAACGCCGCTGCGGGTGACGCATGGCTGGCGCAACAAGGGGCAGCATGAACGCGCAAGACAAACCGGCTTTCAAAGACCTGATAACGCAGGCTCTGGCCTTCTATCGGCAGGACGTGAGCGGCTTCACCCTGACGGTGTGGTGGCAGGCGTGTGCGCCTTTCAGCATGGAGCAGGTCCACAAGGCTTTCACCGCCCACGCAATCGACGCAGAGCGCGGCCGGTTCCCACCGATGCCGGCAGACATCGTGCGCCAGTTGCAGGGCACGCAGACCGACCGCAGCCTGATCGCCTGGGGCAAGGTGCTGGACGCCATGCAGCGTGTCGGCGCGTATCGGTCGGTGGCCTTTGACGATGGCGCGATTCATGCCGCGATTGAGGACATGGGCGGCTGGTCGAAGGTGTGCCGAAGCACCATGGACGAGCTGCCGTTCGTGCAAAAGCGCTTCACGGAGGCGCACCGCGCCTACTCGGCCAGGCCCGGCGCCACGTTCCCGGCGCTGCTGCTGGGGGAGCATGAAATCAGCAACCGGATGCAGGGCAAGCGCGTGGCCCCGCCGATGTTGGTCGGTGATCCGGTCAAGGCCAAGGAAGTGATGGCGATTGGCTCGGAAGGGCCGAAGACGCAGATCGTGGAGGGTGATTGGCTGGAAAGCATGCGCCTTACCTATGGGGTGACACCATGACCGGAAAAGTTCCCATGTACCGCCGCATGCTTGACGCCATCGAAGCGGCAGGCCCGGACGGCATCACCGTGCAAGACCTGACCGCCGCCACTGGCATGAGCGCGGCCAGCATCCGAACCGAAGTGCAAAAGCGCCGCGTCGCCGGGCACACCACAGCCGGGCCGCGCGTGATCTGCGGTGTCCTGCGCTACTTCCACGGCGACCACAGGCCGCAGCGGCAAGAGACGCGGTTTGTTCCGCCCATCCGTTCCACAGCGCCGGACTTGATCTGCGGCTTGCTTGCGGCAGCCGGTCCCACGGGCGTGACGCCGGAAGAGTGCCTGGCCCTGGTTACGATGAGCCAGCTCATTCGCCACGGCTACGCGCTTCGGCGCGCGGGAAAGATGTTCGTTATCTCGCCCGGCTCCAGCGGTTACGGATCGCGCTACTTTCCGACGCTGGAAAGCGCGCAGGCATACAACGACGAACGCCGCAAAGCTGCAAAGGAACGCAACAGGCTGCGGGGCATGGAGCGCAAGAAGGCCCAGCGCGCAGCAGCCCCGAAACTGCCACGCAAGAAGCATGTCATCACCAAGAAGCGCGCCCCGGCTCCAATCGTGCTGAAGAAGTCGGCGCCGAAGAAGCTCAATCCGGCTGAAGCCCTGAAGGCCGCGCCAGTGGTGAACCCGCACAAGGTCCGGCCGGTGGTGCTGCCATCCAACCCGCTGTGGTTCGAGGTCACGCACGCGCCGCAGGTTGTGAGCGCGAATGAGTGCCGGCCGTGGGCTCGGTATGCCTGACGACCGCGTGAAGTGCAACGACTGCAAGAACCTGCGCGGCGCCTGGTGCGTGAACGCCCAGCGTGCCGGCCTGCACAACCGCAACGAGCGGGCGGAAATCAGCAAAGCATTGGCGGAGATGCCGCAGAGGTGCCCTGGCTTCGAGGGCATGTTCCCGAAAACGACTTCGGGAACATCGGAATGAGAGCCGCCCGCACTGACGCCAACCACACCGCAGTCGTGCGCGCTCTGCGCCAGGCCGGGTGCAGCGTGTTCGATACATCGTCAGTAGGCGGCGGGTTTCCTGACCTCGTTGTGGGGTGTGGGGGCAAAACCATGCTCATGGAAATCAAGGACGGCGCAAAGCCGCCAAGCGCACGCCGGTTGACGCCCGCGCAGCTTGAGTTACACGCGGCATGGCGCGGCGGGCCTATTGCGGTGGTGATGGATGTGGAAAGCGCGATTCGCGCAGCGAGGGTGATGGAATGAGCGCGCCGGTTAAGAAAACGAAACGCAAACCAACGGGCGCGGCGGCTATGGGCGCTGGGCCTGGGCGGCCGAAGGGTTCCGTCAACAAGCTCACGACGATGGCAAAGGACGCCATTGCGCAGGCCGCTGCTGGCTTGGGTGGCGTTGACCGCCTTATCGCGTGGGCGCAGGAAGACCCGGCCAATGAGCGCGTGTTCTGGGGCACGATCTACCCGAAGTTGTTGCCGCTGCAGGTCACGGGTGAGGGTGGCGGAGCGCTTCAAATCAGTATCTCGAAAACTGAGGCTGATCTTTGAAACTCACAGAGCGCCAAGAGCAGGCGCAGAAAGTATTGGCTGGGAAATCAACGCATGTAATGCTGTATGGAGGGAGCCGTTCCGGCAAGACATTCCTACTGGTGCGCGCCGTGATTATCCGGGCGCTGAAGGCACCAAAAAGCCGCCACGCAATATTGCGGTTTAGATTCAACGCTGTCAAAGCGTCGGTGATATTCGACACATACCCCAAGGTATTGGAGGTGTGTTTCCCTGGGTTATCTGCGCCAGTCAGTAAGAGCGATTGGTTCGCCACACTTCCAAACGGGTCTGAGATATGGTTCGGTGGGCTTGACGACAAAGAGCGCACAGAGAAGATTCTGGGCCAGGAATACGTCACGATCTACCTGAACGAAGCATCACAAATACCGTGGGGCAGCCGGAATATGGCGCTTACCCGGCTGGCGCAACGTGTGACGCAGGACACAGACGGCACGCTGCTTAAGCCGCGCATGTACTACGACTGCAACCCGCCTAGTAAATCGCATTGGGTGTATCGAGTATTCCACGACCATACAGACCCGGAAACACGCGAAGGGCTGCCAAACCCTGATGATTATGCGTGGGCGCAGCTAAACCCAGAAAGCAACGCGCATAACCTTGGTGAGAGTTATCTGGCAACGCTGAATGCCATGAGCGGCAGGCTTCAACGCAGATTCTTGCGCGGTGAGTTTGCAGACGCCACGCCAAACGCGCTATTCGCTGAAGAGATAATAGATAGGTGGCGCGTCAGTGATACTGCGAAACTTCCAGATATGGTCAGAATCGCTATCGGCGTGGACCCGTCAGGCAGCGGTGATATTGACAACGCAGATAACGACGCCATTGGTATTGTTGTTGCTGGCCTCGCGGTGGATGGCAACGTGTATATCTTGGAAGACGCCACGGTAAAGGCCGGGCCTGCGACCTGGGGACGGCTTGTGGTGTCGGCTTTCACCCGGCATGACGCCGATGTGGTGGTGGCCGAGGTCAACTACGGCGGCGCCATGGTCGAGCAAACGCTCGAAATCGCCCGCAAGGCCGCAGGGATCAGGAATATCGGATTCAAGTCGGTCACGGCGTCAAGAGGCAAGGCCGTGCGGGCTGAACCATTCTCTGCAATGTATGAAGAGGGGAAAATCAGACACGCGGGCGTGTTTCTGGAGCTGGAAGACGAGCTTTGCGAGTTTTCGACCAATGGATATACTGGCAACAAGAGTCCAAACCGGGCGGATGCGTTAATATGGGCACTTGCTGAACTGTTTCCCGGCGTCATGCGCAAGCGAACGGCTGAATCTGACGGGAAAACAGACAGATATTCAAAGGCACGATCAACGAACTCGGGCAGCGTATGGGCGCAGTGACTGACACAGACGACAGCGACGACGACGACCTTGATGTTCTGACACGGGTCAAGAAGCACAAGAAAGAGGCCGACAAAACCCTGTCATCCTGGCGTGATGAGGCCCGTGTCGCGTATGACTTCGTGGCCGGAAACCAAATCAACGACGAGGACCGGCAAGCGCTCGAAGGAATGATGCGCGTGCCGGTGGTATTCAACCGCATCGGCCCGATGATCGACTCGGTATCCGGGTCTGAGGTCAACAACCGCCAGGAAGTGCGGTATATGCCGCGCTCGGTGGGCGATACCCGCATCAACGAGGTTTTGAGCGGCGCGGCGGACTATGTGCGCGACAACTGCGATGCGGAGGACGAAGAATCGGACGCCTTCCTTGATGCCGTGATCTGCGGTGTGGGCGTCACCGAAATCTCGCTGGACTACACCGACAACCCGGACGGCGCCATCAAGCTGGACCGGCGCGACCCGTTGACCATGCGTTGGGACCAGGCCGCGAAGAAGCGCAACCTTGCCGACCGCACATGGCAACAGCGCGAAGACTGGATGACGGAAGAGGAAATCGAGGCCAAATGGCCCGAGAAATTCGATTCCGTTGCCGGTGGTGGTGTTGGCTGGGGTGACGACGACGCGGCGGGCGGAGACCACAACGCCGACATGGCATGGCTGTATGAGCGAGACGCCAGCGGCTATGACCGCAAGACCGGCAAGTACCGCGTGATCCATCACCAGTGGTTTGAGCTTGAGACTTACCACATGGTCTTGGACCCGATGAGCGGGAAACTTACCGAAGTTACCTCTAAGCAGTGGGAGCAATTCCAGGCCCGCGCCGCAATGGTCGGCATGCCGGTGCAGTCTGTCACCAAGCAGCGCAAGAAGTTCAAGCAAGCCTTTGTGGCTGCGGACACGGTGCTTGAAGAGTCCGATTGCCCGTGCAACGCCTTCAGCTACAACTTCATCACTGCAAAGCGCGACCGCAACCGCAACATCTGGTACGGCATCGTCCGGCCGATGATTGACCCGCAGCGGTGGGCGAACAAGTTCTTCAGTCAGGTTCTGCACATCATCAACACCAACGCCAAAGGTGGCATGGTTGTTGAAGAGAGCGCGACCGACAACCTGCGCAAGTTCAAAGAGGATTGGGCGAAGTCCGATTCTGTGGTTGTCGTCAATGACGGCGCCATCTCTGGCGGCAAGATTCAGGCGAAGCAGCCCCCGGCGATCCCGAACTCCATCAACGACATGCTGCAATTCAGCATCTCGTCATTGCGGGATGTGACCGGCATCAATCTTGAGCTGCTCGGCATGGCCGACAGGCAGCAGGCCGGCGTTCTGGAGGCCCAGCGCAAGCAAGCGGCAATGACGGTGCTTGCAACGCTGTTTGACGCCCTGCGGCGCTACCGCAAAGAGAGCGGGCGCACGATGGCGAAGTACATCGTGGAGTACATGAGCGACGGCCGGCTTGTGCGAATCCTGGCCGGCGACGGGACCGAGAAGTACGTTCCTCTGTTGCGCGAACAAGGCGCGCTTGAGTATGACGTGGTCGTGGACGAGGCCAGCACCAGCATCAACAACAAGGAACGCACATACGCGATCTTGATGCAAATGCTGCCGAATCTGGCGCAGCTCGGGGTGCCGTTCTCGGCTGATCTGCTGGAATACAGCCCGCTTCCGTCCGCCATGGTCGAGAAGTGGAAAGCGTTGCAGGAACAGCAGGCGCAGAACAAGCCGCCCGACCCGCAAATGCTCACGGCACAAGCCAACCTCGTCAAAGCGCAGTCAGGCGCCCAAAAGGCACAAGCCGACGCGCAGCAGGCACAGGCAGAGCTGCCGATCCAGGCACAGGAACTCAGCGTCAGGGCACTGGAGGCGAACGTCGCACGGCTCCAAGCCATGGTTGAAGCGATGTTGGCACAAGCCCAGCTCGCGCAACTGAATCCGGCAATGTTGCCGGCCGGTCAGGGTGTGCCGTACATGCCCGGAATGCCTCAATGAGCGAACTGTCAGACATCGTAGGCCAGGACGTAAACCTGGCGGCCACGGAATCGGCACCAGAGTCCGTCGAGCCTACCGAAGTTGCAGAAACCGGCGCAGAAGCGCCCGAACAGGCGCCAGAACATGCGCCCAAGGTTGTGCCGCTGGCCGCGCTCCACGAGGAACGCGAGCGGCGCAAGGAAATGGCCCGGCAGATTGAAACGCTGCGCCAGGAGCAGGCCCAACGCGATGCCAAGATCGAAGCGCGCATGCAGGCGCTGTATCAGGCCAGCCAGCCCAAGCCCCCGACATTTGACGAGAACCCGGCCGAACACCTCCGGCAGCAGTTGGAGCAGACCCGCCAGGAAACCCAGGCCACCAATCAGCAGTTGACCGCCTGGCAGCAGCAGCAGGCCCAGGCCGCGCAGTTGCAGCAGATCAAATCTGCGGTCTGGAATCACGAAGCGCAGTTTGTTGCCGAGAAACCCGATTACCACGACGCGGTGCAATTCATGCGCCAGCAGCGGGCGAACGAGTTTCAGGCCATGGGCGCCGATCCGCAGTCTGCGCTGAATCAGGCAACGCAGGAAATGATCGAAGGGGCTTTGCTGAATGCCCAAGCCGGCAGAAACCCGGCCCAGGTGGCATATCGCATGGCCGAACTGCGTGGTTATCGTCCCAAACCGCAGGGTATTGCGGAAGGCGCCGAGAAACTGCAGAATCAACAGCGAGGGGTTGCGGCTGCACGTACTATCGGCAGCGGCGGCTCCACAGCAGGAAAACTCAGCGTCAATGCCCTGGCAACCATGTCCGATGAGGACTTTGCCGAGGCGACGAAGGGTAGAAATTGGGAGAAACTGATGGGGGGTTAAACCCTTATCGAGACTTGCCGGCTATACTGGCTAAACCGCAGCACCCGGCGTTATAGGGTGGTTTCGTAGCAGACCGCGTGAGTGTCTGAATGATCGCTAGGCCAAGCGTTACGGCCGAACCAATCCATTCAAAACTCACGAGGTTTCCAAATGTCTACTACGAGTTATGGCGTCAATGACGCCCTGGCGGTCAAGCTGTGGAGCAAAAAGCTCTTTCAGGAATCGCTGAAAAAGACCTACTTCTCAAAGTTCATCGGCAAGTCGTCGTCTTCGGTCATCCAGATCAAGGACGAGACCAGCAAGGGCCCCGGCGACAAGATCACCATCGGCCTGCGCATGCAGTTGACCGGCGACGGCGTGCTGGAAGACGGCACGCTTGAGGGCAACGAAGAAGCGCTCACCACGTACAGCGACGCGGTTTACATCAACCAGCTTCGCCACGCGGTGCGCTCGGCCGGCAAGATGTCCGAACAGCGCGTGCCGTTCAGCGTGCGCGAAGAGGCCCGCGCCGGCCTGGAAGACTGGTGGAGCAACCGGCTCGATACCTGCTTCTTCAACCAGCTCTGTGGCAACACCGCAGTGTCGGACACCCGTTACACCGGCAACCAGGCGGCCATCGCCCCCGATGCTGCGCACAAGGTCTACCTGAACGGCTCTGCTGACGAGTCGGCCACGGCGTCTTACGTCTTCGACATCACCATCATTGACAAGTGCGTCGAAAAGGCCCGTACAGCCACGGTGCCGATTCGCCCGGTGATGGTCGGCGGCGAAGAAAAGTTCGTCATGTTCCTCCATCCCTACCAGGTCTACAACCTGCGCACTTCGACCACGACCGGCCAGTGGCTGGACATCCAGAAGGCTGCGATGAGCGGCGGCAAGGAATCCGGCAATCCGATCTACACGGGCGCGCTGGGCGAATACAACGGCGTTGTGCTGCACGAATCGACCCGCGTCACCAAGGGCGTGAACTCGTCCACGGGCGTTGCGATTGACTCCGTGCGGCGCTCGGTGTTCTGCGGTGCCCAGGCCGGCGTGATGGCCTACGGCAAGGACGCGGCCGGCGGCGAGATGAACTGGGTCGAAGAGTTGTTCGACTTCAAGAACCAGCTCGGCGTGGCCGCAGGGATGATCTTTGGCATCAAGAAGGCGCAGTTCAACAGCGCCGACTTCGGGACCATCGTCGTGCCCACCTACGCGGTTGCCCACGGCTAAAGCCTAGAGGGCCCTTCGGGGCCTTCGCTTCACACACCGAAAGGAACACACCATGGCTACCGGAACTGCGGGCACCTCTGCTCGCACCTACCACACGCAGCAGATCCACTTCCTGCGCAAGTCGCTTGTCGAAACCGGCACTGTCGCCAATCAGTCGGAAATCTTCACCGTTGGTGTGATCCCGGCCGGCGCGACGATCCTCAAGCCTCTGTCGGGCATCAACGTCGATGTGGCCTACACCTCGGCCACGAACAAGCTGATCAACATCGGCACCACGGCATCGGCGAGCCTTTACGGAACCTCGTTGTCGGCCGCTGCGATCACGTTCGTGCCGTTGGATGAAGCCGTTGCGATGACTGTGGCGGCTGACACGACCATCACCGCCTCGCACGCCCTGACCGGCGCAGTTGGGTCGGCTGGCCGGGCTGAAGTCGTCATCGCCTACGTTCCCGACATCGATGGCTGAACCATGCCGGCGCAGGGCCATTTACGCGGCCCGGCAACAGCAGCGCGGCGAGGCGTCACAGCCTCCCGCGCCTATTCACACGGCGCAGCCAGCGGCTACGCCTTCCCCTGGGAAGAAACGTGGCCGACCTAGCAACGCTGAAATCGAGGATCGCAAGAGAAATCCAGCGGTCTGACGCGACCGCTGATATTGCGAATGCGATTGCAGATGCTGTCGCTGAGTATCAGACGCATCGGTTCGCGTTCAATCAAGTATCTACGACGTTTTCAACGACCGCAGGCACTGAGTATTACGGCGCCCCGACAATACCCAGCGATATTGCGCAGATAGATTCTGTGCGTATTACTGCTAACGGCCGGACGACACTTATCAAGCCTGATAGCTGGTTGGCGCTTGAGAGTATCAGCACCATGACAGCCGCTCAGCACAGGCCAGGTTTTTGGGCCTGGTACAAGGAGCAGATTCGGTTCTACCCGGTGCCTGATGGCGTATATACGGTGACCGTGAGTTATCTGCAGAAACTCGGCGTGCCTTCAAGTGATTCAGCGTCAAACGCATGGACGGAAGAAGCCGAGGAATTGATCCGGCAAGCCGCCAAGGCCAAATACTTTACCAACGTGGCCTATGACATCGAAAACGCGAATTTTGCAGCCGGTCAGGCGCAGATTCAATTCAAGCGCCTGAAGCGCGAACTCCTGCAACTGGAAACCGGGCCGCTTGTTGGCTCGATGTAAGGGACAACATGGCCGGCACACAGTACAAAAACGCCACCTCGGGTGAGTATGTCGAGGCATCAACCGCGAGCGGGTTGCCCGTCGCTGCGTCGTCTGCGACCTATTCGCGCCTGTATGGCGGCGCCGTTGCAACCCACAGCGCGGTCATCGCGGCCGATGCCGCAGTGGTAAGCGGCCCCTGCATCTTCTACGGCGTCAAGGTTGTCACCGCTGGAACAAACGTGACCGTCTATGACGGCGTGACGGCTGCTGGCGTGGCAGTGATCACCACAGAGGCGACGGCATCGGCTGGCGCGCTCATCACGCCGGCCGGCGCTGGCGTGGGTGTCTTGATGACGACAGGCATCTATTTGGACCTGACGTTGGGCACCTACATCGTTTATTACGCTCGGTAAGGAAGACCCATGTTCCAAATCGTCAATTCCACAGAACTTGCGGCGCTTGCTGACGGTGTTGGTATCGAGGGAAGCCTCGGCGTCATCTACCAATTGCGTGATACGGGCGTCTGCTACGAGTGGAACCCCACGACGCGCGTCATGGATCGCGTGGGCGGCCTTACCGTTTCGCAGGCGGCGGCAGTCAATGATGTGTTGGACGGTCACCGCAACAACAACAGCCTGTTGGTCATCGGCGGCGACCACCCCTACGCGCAGTGGTGGGGCAATGACGGCACGGACGGCATGGCGCAGATGTACGAGGACTTGGGCATCACGCCCTACATCGCCACATGCGCCGACGAATCGACGGACGCCACCAGCGGCGCGGGCCTGACAGTCGGCCGCTTCGAGATGATGACCACGCAGCAGGCCCAGGCCCTGCAAACTCGCGGCGTCGAATTCGTCAGCCACGGCACGCGACATACCAACGCCTGGGAACTTTTCAACACCGGCATTCGCGTGTACTACACGGGCGCAGAAGCCACGCCCACGGTCAACATCAGCAGCACGCAACTGACCACGAATACGGCCACGACTGGCGCGACGGCGTTTCTCTTTTCGACATACACCACACTCACGACACTGGCTGCCGCGATCAACGCGCTGGCCGGATGGAACTGCATCCTGGCAACCGAGCTGCTGGGCACAGAGCCCAGCGCGTCCCTGGTGCCGCTGAACGCAGCCCGCAGCGTGGCGACAATCGGCGCGGGCGACCCGACGAACAGCAATCAGCGCTTTGCCATCGCGGCCGGCATCCTGATCCGCTACAACGGCACGGGCTATCGCAACGTCTCAATCTCGTGCAACTCGGGCTCGAACTTCATCAGCGTCTACCTGGACGGCGCGCGGATCATCGCCACCACGACGAACGCCACGCTGCTGACCATCAGCGCAGCCATCAACGCGCTGAACGTGGCCGGCCTGACCGCACTGGTCATGGACAACGGTTACAACGCCCAGACTGTCGGCGGCAGCACTGTGCTCAATCCCGGCCAGAAATTCCGCGAGACCTATTGCTTCGGTGATGAAAACGGCCTGACCCTGAGCCGTGTCGAGAACTGCCGATCCGTCAACGGATTTGGCGTCATGCTGACCCAGGGCCTGGGGCATGTCTACGCGGTGCGCCGGGCCATCCTGGCGGCGAAGGAGCGCTTCAGCTCCAGCTACGGCCTGAACGTCAAATCGTTTGCGCAGCCTGGCGGCCGGCTGGCCCCGTGGATGGTGGGCCCTGTGCTTGACGAGCATGTCTCCTGGCGCGGTGGGCGCGGCCTGCCGTCTGACCTGATGGCGCACCTGAGCCCGCACGCGATGCCGGCCAATCTGCCCACCAAGTTCACCGGCTACTTCATCAGCATCGTTTCATCTTCGCCTGTGACGCCCTACAGCGAAGCCGATGTCAAGGCGGTGGTGGACGCACTCAGCGACAGCGACGGCTGGCATGTCAAT